TGAACTGGAATCAGTTAAAGCATCCTTATCACTCGGCAAGTGGAACGCACAATGGATGCAGAATCCAACTTCAGAAGAAGGTGCAATATTAAAACGAGAATGGTGGAAGGATTGGGATAAAGATTATATTCCAAAATTAGAGCATGTCATTCAAAGTTATGATACTGCATTTATGAAAAAAGAAACTGCTGACTTTAGTGCTATTACTACTTGGGGTATTTTTCGTGAGAATGAAGACAGCCCCGCACAACTTTTATTATTAGATGCAATAAAAGAAAGATATGAATTTCCTGAATTACGTCGTGTTGCAAAAGAACAATATGATTATTGGCAACCTGAAACTGTACTTGTTGAAGCAAAAGCATCTGGACTACCATTAACATACGAGTTAAGAAATATGGGTATACCAGTTGTAAACTATACTCCATCACGTGGAAACGATAAACACACTAGAGTTAATTCTGTTGCACCTCTCTTTGAATCTGGTAATATATGGGCTCCTTTGAGTAAACAGTTTGCACAAGAAGTAATTGAAGAATGTGCAGCTTTTCCTTATGGAGATCATGATGACTTGGTGGATAGCACCACTCAGGCCGTAATGCGTTTTAGACAGGGAGGTTTATTAATGCACCCTGAAGATTATGAGGATGAAAAAACTCCTCAAAAAAAGTATAAATATTATTGGTAGTTATGAAAAAAGACGACATATTAGAAATCAGCGACAGAGAAAAAACAATAGCTTTTGATTTATACGAGAGACTAAAAGATATTGAAGAACAATACACAGGTGAACGAATTGTAGGTAATCCCAGTCCCCTGAATCTTGATCCTAGCGACAGGCGACAAGGAACTTTGATGGCTGATGCATCAACAGAAATGGATCAAGCACCCGATAGTTTTTTAAGACCAAGAAGATACGATATTATAGAAGGTAAAGAACTTCCAGCAGAAACTTTAGAAGACTTCGATGTAACATTTAGAAAGCCTAATGCAACAGGCGGCAGGGTAAAACTTGGTAGCGGTTCTGGAGTAATAGATTATGGTAAAAAATATTTAAAATATCATAACAGACCCACACAAGAAAGACTAAATAAAATAATAGATAATTTAAGAGAAGGTGGAAGCATGAGTATTGATTCAGCTCTTGATATGGCTTTGAGACAGATAAGAGAAGAAATGAAATGATAGGCAAAAAATCAGGTCCACCACCAAGAAGAGGGCCGACACCACAAGGGTTGAATATTAAATATAATACTGTTAAGACAGTAAATCAGGAGAAAACAAATGGCAGAAATAGACAAAGTTCTACCCAACGTAGAACAAACTATCAAAGTACCTAGTCCAGAGGAAGTAGAAGTAGATATAGCAGAAGAACAGACAGAAAAACAACCTGTCGATCCTGTTAACGTTCAAGAGAATCCAGATGGATCAGTAGATGTAAACTTTCAACCAGGTTTAGTAAACCCAGGTGAAGACGAAAGCCATTTTGCAAATTTAGCAGATTTATTAGATGACTCTATTTTAGGTCCACTAGGTCATGAGTTATTTGACAACTATAGTGATTATAAAAGTTCAAGAAAAGATTGGGAATCAGCATACAGAGAAGGTTTAGATCTTTTAGGATTTAAATATGAACAAAGCACAGAACCATTCAAAGGTGCATCAGGTGCAACTCACCCAGTATTAGCTGAAGCTGTCACTCAATTTCAAGCGCAAGCTTACAAAGAATTATTACCAGCTGATGGACCTGTAAGAACTCAAATGGTTGGAATGCCTACACCAGAAAAAGAACAACAGGCTATTCGTGTTAAAGATTATTTAAATTATTTAATAATGTCTGAGATGAAAGAGTATGAAGCTGATTTTGATCAGATGTTATTTTATTTACCACTATCAGGTTCTGCTTTTAAAAAAGTTTACTATGATGATATACATCAAAGAACCGTTTCAAAATTTGTACCCGCAGATGATTTAATTGTTCCGTATACTGCTACCTCATTAGAAGATGCGGAATCAATTATTCATGTTGTTAAAATGTCAGAGAATGATTTACGTAAACAACAAGTTGCAGGTTTTTATAGAGATATAGAATTGACTCCAGGTCAAGATCAAGAAAGTGAAACTCAAAAAAAAGAACGAGAGTTAGAAGGCAGAACAAAAAGTAGAGATCAAAAAATATTTACACTTTTAGAATGTCATGTAGATTTAGATTTAACAGGTTTTGAAGACATGAGTTCTGAACAAGAGCCTACAGGAATTAAATTACCATACATTGTAACTATTGAAGAAGCATCAAAAGAAGTTTTATCAATTAGAAGAAACTATGAAGTTGGTGATAAGATGAAAAATAAAATACAATATTTTGTTCATTTTAAATTTTTACCTGGTTTAGGTTTTTATGGTTTTGGTTTAATCCACATGATTGGTGGATTAAGTAGAACTGCAACAATGGCATTAAGATCATTGTTAGATGCAGGAACTTTATCAAACATGCCAGCAGGATTTAAAATGCGTGGTATTAGAGTTAAAGATGAAGCACAACCAATTCAGCCCGGAGAGTTTAAAGATGTAGATGCACCTGGTGGAAGTATTAGAGATGCATTTATGCCTTTACCATTTAAAGAACCATCAGCTACATTATTTAATTTATTAGGTAATGTTGTTCAAGCAGGTCAAAGATTTGCAGCAATAGCAGATCTACAAGTTGGAGACGGAAACCAACAAGCAGCAGTTGGTACAACTGTTGCAATGTTAGAAAGAGGTTCTCGTGTCATGTCTGCAGTTCACAAAAGATTGTATTCTGCAATGAAACAAGAATTTACGTTAATGGCTAGAGTATGTAAATTATATTTACCACCTATATATCCATATGATGTTATTGGTGGACAAAGACAAATTAAACAAACAGATTTTGATGATAGAATAGATATTTTACCTGTTGCAGATCCAAATATATTTTCTCAAGCACAAAGAATATCTTTAGCACAAACTCAAATGCAATTAGCAGCAGCTAATCCACAAATACACAATCAATATGAAGTTTTTAGAAACATGTATGAAGCATTAGGTGCAAAAGATGTAGATTTACTTTTAAAAAAACCAGAAAAACCAACTCCAAAAGATCCATCGTTAGAACATATTGATGCATTAGCTGGAAAACCATTTCAAGCGTTTCCTGGACAAGATCATAGAGCACACATGACAGCTCATTTAAACTTTATGGCAACTAGTTTAGTAAAAAATGCACCTATGATAGGAGCAGCTATACATAAAAACTGTCTAGAACATATTTCTTTGATGGCACAAGAGCAAATTGAATTAGAATTTAGAGAAGAATTAGGAAAATTACAACAAATGATGCAAATGATGCAAAATCCACAAGCGATGATGCAAAACCCTAACATGCAAAACGACATTCAGATGTTGCAACAAAAAATTGAGTCAAGAAAAGCAATTTTAATTGCTGAAATGACTGAAGATTTTATGAATGAAGAGAAAAAAATTAGTGGTAATTACGGAAATGACCCAATTGCACAATTAAGAGCAAGAGAATTAGATTTACAAGCTCAAGAAAATGAGAGAAAAGAAAAAGAAGGTCAAGAAAGACTAAATCTTGACAAAATGAGAGCAATGATGAACGATCAAAACCAAGATGAGAAGTTACAACAGAATGAAGAGCTTGCAAACTTACGTGCAGAGACTTCTATCGAAAAAACTTTGCTTCAAAGTGCTTTAAAAGAAGAAAGAGGTAATTAATTATGGCATTTCCAATACTAGGTGCATTAAAATTAGCAATTAACGCTGGTTCGCACATTTATAAGAAGAAAAAAGAGACTCAAATGGCTATGGCTGATGCACAACACATGCATGCAGCTAAAATGGCTCGAGGTGAGGAAGCTTTCCAAGGCAAGCTGTTAGAAGCCCGTCAAAACGATTATAAGGACGAGGTGGTTCTCGCGATTCTCACGCTCCCAATTTTGGTGCTCGCATGGGGGGTCTGGTCGGACGATCCGGCGGCTATGGAGAAGATAAAAGTTTTCTTCGAGCATTTTCAGGCACTGCCAACCTGGTTTACAAATTTATGGATCCTTGTATGCGCGAGTATTTTTGGTATAAAGGGTACACAAATATTTAGAGGAGGAAAAAAATAATGACTAAAAAATTAAAACCAGTACCAGCAGGAAATAAAGGATTACCTAAATTACCAAAAGAAGTTAGAAATAATATGGGTTTCTTAAAAGATGGTGGTATGGCTAAAGATAAAAAATCACCTTTCATGGGTGGTGGTATAGCTTACGCTGGTGGCGGAAGAGCTATGAAAAGAAAAGGCGGAAAAGTATAATGAGTAAATTATACAATGGTAGAGTTAAAAGAGCTGGCGGTGGACCCGGTCTTTATGCAAATATCGCAGCCAAAAAAGCTAGAATTAAAGCAGGCTCAGGTGAAAAGATGAGAACAGCCGGATCTAAGGGCGCACCTACTAAAGCCAACTTTGAAAGAGCAGCACAAACAGCAAAGGCATAACATGGCTAAACTTTGTCCTAAAGGTAAAGCAGCAGCAAAAAGAAAGTTTAAGGTTTATCCTTCGGCTTATGCGAATATGTATGCATCAGGAGTTTGTTCTGGAAAAATAAAACCAGGTGGCAGAAAAAAAGCTGCTGGCGGTGGTTTGATGGCGGGCATGACTAGAAAAAGAATGGTTTGTGCATAATGGCTGAAAAAGGATTAAGAGCTTGGGTTAAAGAAAAATGGGTGGACATAGGTGCACCAAAAAAAGATGGAAAGTATCAACCTTGTGGAAGATCAAAAGGATCTAAAAGAAAATATCCAAAATGTGTACCACTTGCAAAAGCAAGTAGAATGTCAGAAGGACAAAAACGTTCTGCAGTCAAAAGAAAAAGAGCTGCTGGAAACCCTGGTGGCAAACCAACAAATGTTAGAACCTTTGCAAGTCAAGGTGGATACATAGGTAAAAGTATTAATAGTAATTATGGTGGTGCAACTTTATCAAATCCATCTTATGTAAAATATTATAAAGGAATGGTTTAATGAGACGACAAGAAAACCCTATAAGAAAAACTACTACAGGTAAGGGTGCAAACTATAGACCAACAAAATCTGGAGCTGGAATGACAGCAAAAGGTGTAAGAGCTTACAGGGCAGCAAACCCTGGAAGTAAATTAAAA